CTGTTTGTTTGTTTGTATCTTCAGATAAATCTAATCTTTTACCTTTATCAGGATGGTTAATTGCTCCTGCTAGTTGTATCCAATTATATTTGTGGCAAGTATTTAATACTATTTCTCTACCTATTTGAGCAACTCCAGAGTGAACTCTAATATCATCTGTTATAAGAAGAATTTTTTTTCTGTCTTCTTTTTTGATATAACCTTCTTTCATATTTTTACTTCTTTTCTAATTTAATGTTTGTGTGATTGCTTATTTGTTTTCTAAAATCATCATCAGTAAGATACAAATGTAGAGCCCGATCAGCAAGCTTTTGGAAACTAAATTTTCTTCTTACACATTCAATTTTAAAATCTTCAAATAAATCACTTTGAACTTTTACACTAGTTAATGTCATTTCTTTATTTGCCATAATTTTTATTTTTGTATTATCGGATATACGTATTATAAAATTAAAAAGCTACACTACATAATTCCTTTTCTTCTTTAAATGGGCAAAATGTACAATTCCATTTTGAAGGGTTTGGTTTATGGTTTACTTCTTTATATCCTTTTTTATTAAATACCTGCTCAATAAACTCATTTAGTGATTTGGTAGCTTTATTTAATTTTACTTTTCCTGAGGGAGGTTTAAATTCTTGTACTCGTTTCTGAGGATAGTCTCCTTCAGTGTATACTTTTCTTCTAACAATGAAAAACTCAATATCAATATCTTTTGCTGGGATTCCAAATTGTTCTGAAAAGAACTTTTTGTAGAGAATTAATTGAAACTGTTTAATTTCATCTTTTTTAGCATAGTCTTTCCACCCATTTGTTGATGTTTTTATGTCGATTATTTTGAATGTATTTGTAGGTTCATGGTATAATACGACATCCAAATAACCTTGGTATATAACGTGTTTATAGTGGCTATTAGGCGATAATACAATGGGAACCTCGCATCCTACCAAATACCATCCTTTTTTACTAAAATACCTTGATCGTTTTTTCTTGATAAAATTTAAAATTTCAACTCCATCATCATAAAACTCTCCCATTTCTTCAGCATCACTAAAATGTTGATTATTGTTCTTTTTGTATTGAGTTTTATATTCATTACGATAAGCTTCTTCAAATATTTCTAATAAATCTTCTCTATCCGCTGCCGCTCCACTTTTTTCATACATTACAGTAAGATAATGTTGAAGGGCTTCATGTAAAGCAGTTCCAAACACTGTATGAATTGTAGAACTAAATCGTTTTTTACCTTCTTTATATTGTAAAGCCCATTTATGGGGACACCCCAAATACATTGAAAATTGAGAGTAAGAAATATGATTATCAAAAGCATAATTTACCTCTCGAGGTTTATACTCTCTTATTTCTTTTACTATTTTAGGGATTTTTTTAGACATAAATTATTTTTTCCATTTATCACGTCCTACTAGCAAGCCAATAATTCCATAATTAGCTATATCTAAAAACGTATCTTCCATTCCTTCACCTTTAACGAAGTTTTTTCCATTTGTTAGTAAATTTCTTAATCTAGAAATTTTATCAGTTAACCTAATTGCTAACCCAGTTAATGAAAATTTTTTATCATTTTCTTTTTTTAAATCACCCCCTAAAGAAATATTTTGCAAACCATAATCCATATGTTTAGCAGCAAAAGTTTCATACATTTCTTTTTGAATATTTTTAAATTCTATAGATAACTCTGGGTATTCTTTTTCAAATATATCAACTACTTCTCTATTTGTCATTTTAATAATTTTTTAGCATCTTTTTCGTTTATACCCATTTCACCTAATATTTGTAATAGTTCAGATCGGGCTATAAGAGGAATATAATCATTAGCTTCTCTTTTGGACACACCATAATACAAAGCTAATTTTTCAATTAATTCTTTATTATTTAATTTCTTTTGATTTTTAATATACTTACTCCATGTTTTTTTTCTTGGAATAAACTCCTTATAAAAATCATAAATTTTAGATTTATCTTGAGGATTGAATTTTTGTGCCAAGTTAACTGTTTGTAAGTATTTAAAATTCATTGAAAGAAATCTATGAACCATATAGGAATTCCATATCTCCCATTCTTTATTTGAAAATGAAGAAGATGGGGATTTGGTTAGAGTTATTTGCTCTAACCAACCCCAAATATTTTTAATTTCCTTTTTAGGCATCTATTAATTCCTCTTTGTATTCTTCTCTAAGTTCTTGAGGCATTGTACTTTTTAATATTTTATTTGTATCTGGGTCAAAAAATACTGGAATAGGCATTACTGCATCTTCTGATGTACCTGATACGAATTTAGATACTTTTCGTAAAATAACTCCTTGTTGAAATATTTTCCCTCCATTTGGAGTTGCAATACTTGTTGTGTTTTTAAGATCAATATTCATATTCATTTGACCTTGTTGTTCCTGGTGTTGATTTGGATCCATTTGTTTTAGTTTAAAATTAAATTATTTGATTTTTCTTCGATTATTTGGGCTATTAAAGCCATTATATTTATTTCTTTATCAATTCTAAATTGTGATTGATAAGAATATTCATTTAAAAAAACTGATACAGTTCCTTCCTTGCCTGGAAGGTATTCTCCTATATTATCATAAAGAAAACGATAAAATTCTTCAAAATCATTTACATTAGCATCTGCAATTATTTGTCTAATTGTAGACCAATTTGGTGATTTTTTCTTTAATTCATTAACTACCTTTACCATATAATTAGAAGCAACTAATACTGATTTATCAACTGATAATTTTGAATCTTTAATAGATAATTGAACAGTGTTTAAACATTTTCTTAAATCAGGATAATATTGATTTACAATAGTAACAATATCTTCTATTTCATATGAAATGTTTTCTCCATTTTCTAAAATTGATGAAATATGACCTGCAACTTCCTTTTTACTAGGAGGAACAATTTTTAATACTTGACATCTTGATTGTAAAGGATCAATAATACGCTCTACAAAATTACAAGTTAAAATAAATCTTGTAGTTCTTGAAAATGTTTCAATTACATTTCTTAATGATGCTTGAGCTTGAATTGTAAGGAAATCTGCCTCGTCCAATATGACAACTTTGATCTGTCTAAACGTAGCAGCACTGGAGAAACTTGTGACTTTATCCCTAATAGTTTCGATACCCCGTTCATCAGAAGCGTTAATGTATAAACTATCGCAGTCCAAATTGTTAACAATAAGCTTTGCAAGAGTCGTTTTACCTGTACCTGCTGGACCATAGAATATAAAGTTCTGTATGTCATCTTGTTCTAAATATTTTGAAATTTTTTGTTTGATATGTTCGTTTCCTACATAATCTTCTAATTTAGTAGGACGATATTTTTCGACTAATAGTGAATGTTGTTTCATAACTTAAATATAATAACCTTTGTTTAAAATTCCTAATTTAGATACCTTGAGTAAATTCTCCATACATTGAGTATGTTTTTGGAGCTTCTTCAATAATCTCTTCTTCATAAGTTTGAATAGCATATAGTTTACTATCTAAAGGATCCAATCTATAAGAACCTTTAAATCCTGTTTGTTGATGAAATCCTTCTAAGGCATCTGTAATAGACTCAAATACTTCTTTTTTAGGATCTTTAACAAGTACCCACTGATCACCAGGGGGTACTCTTTTAGCAATTAATTCATTATGTTCAGTAACTTTAATTGGAGTATTTCTGTCCATTAGTACATTCCGTTTAAATGATTATTATTATCTTCACTTGGTTCTTCAACTACAACACACTCTGTTAATAATACAGTTCCAGCTACAGCTGCTGCATTTTCTAATGCTGTTCTAGTAACTTTAAGGGGATCAATAATACCTACTTCTTTAAAATTATTATTTTCATCAGTTTCAATATTAAAAC